AGAATATCTGTCAAATGACGAACCAGATTGGGAAGCATTAGCAAATTACAAAAATGTGATGTCAAACTGAAACCAAAGCAAACCAAACCACACAGGGCACCAAACGGTGCCCATTTTTTTTGATTCCGAATAATCACCAAAAGGGGCAGCATGGATCCACATTATTTTGGCCTGAAACAAACCACGGGACCAGCGGCAGCGGTGGTTGCAACGTCCGATGCCAAAGCCTGGTTGCGGATTGACCATTCCGATGAAGATACCCTGATTTCCAGTTTGGTGACCAGGGCAACCAATGTTGTTGAGCATTTGACCAACCGGCAGATGATCAATGCCAGCTGGACCTATCAGGTGGATCAGTTCCCCCACCAGGATGCTATTTTCTTCCCGATTGCCCCATTGGTTTCTGTCACATCCATCAGCTATACAGACGGTGACGGGGCCAGCCAGACATTACCCACCAGTGTTTATGGCGTTGGCACCATCCGTGACCCCGGCAGGATTTTCCTGAAGTCAGGCCAGGAGTGGCCAAGCACATTGGACCAAGCAAACGTGGTGACGGTGGTGGCTGTTGCAGGCTACGGGGCCAGCGCTTCTGATGTGCCAGAGCCATTGAAACATGCGGTACTGATGCTGGTGAGCCATTACTATGAACACCGTGAAGCGGTTGACCCCAAGGGAAACACATTTGCGGAAGTGCCGTTGGGCGTGAAAAACATCTGCCACCAGTTTGAGGTTGGGAAGGCGTACTGATGCGGACTGGACCCATGCGGCATCGGGTTCAGGTTCAGAACCCAACAATGACTGTGGACGGCGTTGGGCAGCGGACAGCCAGCTATTCCACAGCTATCACCCTGTGGGCCAGGATTGAGCCACACAGAGGAGAAGAGCTGCAAAACGCCAACCAGACCAAGGGCAGAGTGACACACAAGATCACCACCAGGTATGCCAGCCAAATCAGCACAACATCTAGGCTGGTTTACAGCAGCAGGAATTTTGAGGTGGTGCAGGTTTTGAACAGGCTGGAAAAGGATGAACAACTAGAAATCCTTGCAAGGGAGATGGTCTGATGTTTTCCCCTGGACAATCAAGGGGCCGTGGGGGACGTTTCAGCAGTACCTTTGGGGTGGATGTCAAACTGATTGGGGATCAGCAACTGGCACAGGCAATCAAACTGCTAGGGGAAAAAGATGCCCAACGCATTGGGCGGCTTGCTGTGCGTCAGTCTCTTTTGGACATGCAGAAAACCGCCAAATCCGCTGTTTCTGTTGACAAAGGCAACACCAAAAACCAGATCCAAACAACACTAAAAAGAAAGAAAGCTGGAAACCTAATCACAGGCCGGGTTGGTGTGGGTTTAAAGGGTGGAGACAGGCGCAAGCTGGCAGCAATCATTGAATTTGGACGAAGAGCATTCACCCAAAAAATTGTTGGCAGAAATGGCACAACATATAGAGTCAAAATTCCATCTGTTCCGGGTCAGTTTTACCTAACAAGAGCAGCAAAAAGGCATCTGCCACAATTGACCAAAACCATTTCCAAAGAGTTCCAGCGTCGGATTGATAACCGGGTCAGACGTTTGGCAAAACAGGCAGCTTTGAAATGACAACCAATAGCCCACTAGAGCGCGCCATATTCAAGAAGTTGTCAGAGGATTCCGACATCAGCAGCAGGGTTGGCACCAGGATCAGCCCATTGGTTTTGGACCAGGAATTGGCCCTACCAGCCGTGACCTATGACATATCAACCAGCAGGCCATACACCCATTTGCGGGGGGCATCCAGGTTGATCAGCCTAGATATTGATTTCATGTGTATGGGGGAAACCTTCTTGGATGCGTCTGACCTGGGGGAAGAGGTGCGGAAAGCTCTTTCCGGGTTCAGGGGCACCATATCTATTGACGTGGGCGGGGCCATAGATGTGGACATTCTGGGTTGCACCCATACCAATGACCGAACAGATTATGCAGCCCCAGTTGACGGGGGCCGTCAAGGTACATATATCAGGATGTTGTCATTCCTGATTTCTTACAGAGCAAACGCAACGGGATAAATTCATGTCAGCATTTTTGGGACAGGGCGCAACAGTTCATTGGAACAGTGCAGAGTTGGGGCAAGTTCTTTCTATTGACGGTCCAAACTTGGAACGTGCAATGATTGACACCACCAACCTTGGGACATCACAAACTGTGGACAGCAACACCGTCCGGTTCCGAGAGTTTGCAGCCGGGTTTGGTGATGCCGGTGAAATTTCCATGGAAGTCCAGTTTGACCACGCAGATGGCGCCCAAGGCGCTGTGTTTGATGATTTCCAATCTGGCACCAGCCGAACCCTCAAAGTCACATTCTCGGATGCTGATTTCTACGAAATGACAGCGTTTGTTCAATCAATCAGCCACACCCAGGCCATTGATGAAGTCAACCGAGCTACCATTTCCTTCAAGATTACAGGCGGCGTTTCACACACGGCAGCCTAAGAAACACAGCCAAAGGAGGGCTGAAACATGGCAGATGTTTTGTTGTCTAGGGACGACATCCTTAACACGGATGATTTGCATCTAGAGCGCGTTGATGTTCCAGAATGGAACGGAGTTCTGTATGTGCGGGTTATGACCGCTGGGGAGCGTGACCATTTTGAAGCTGAGGTTTCAGGCGGAACCAAGAAGAAACAAAACATGGTGAACCTGCGGGCCAGGTTGGTTTGTTTGGTTGCGTGTGATGAAAAAGGGGAAAAACTTTTCCAGCCAGCTGATGCGGCGGCGTTGGGCGCAAAATCCGCTGCGGCGGTAGATAGGGTTTTCTCTGTTGCTGCCAGACTGAATGGCTTTACCAACCAGGATATTGATGACCTAGAGGGGGAATCCGCGCCCGACCAATGAGCCGGTTTTTGTTCCGGTTAGCGCTTGCATTGGGTATGACAGTCGGGCAAATCAAGCGTGAAATGTCTAGTGTTGAGTTGGCTTCCTGGATTGCCTACGACCGAATCAGCCCCATTGGGCCTGAGCGTGATGACATCAACCAAGCAATCCAAACAGCCCTGATTGCCAACGCCCACAGAACCAAGGGCGCCAGGCAATTTAAACCCCAAGATTTCATGCCCTACGTTGAAGGGGCAGACGGTAAGGCCAGAACAGCCGAACAGATGAAAGCCAAACTAGGTTTTTTGGCCAAGCTCACGAAATCAAAAGGGAAATAAATGGCAACCGTCAAAGCCCTAAACATTGCAATTGGCGCAGACACGTCTGGATTCCGTAGAGGACTTCAAAAATCCAGGAAAGATTTGGCCAGCTTCAAATCCAGCGTTGCCGGGATTGGTGCAGGGATTGCAAAAGGGTTTGCCGTTGGTGGTGCTGGTATTGCTGCGGTGGCCACTGGTGTTGGGTTGGCTGTCAGATCCTTTGCCGGTTTTGAATCTGGCATGTTGCGGGTCCAGGCAGTCAGCGGCGCCACAGCCCACCAAATGCAAGTGTTGACCGCCCAGGCGGAACAGCTCGGGGCCACCACAGCATTCACAGCCAAACAGGCGGCAGAGGGTATGGGTTTCCTGGGCCAAGCTGGTTTCAAGGCGGCAGAAATTCAGGCAGCAATGCCCAGTGTTTTGAACCTGGCAGCAGCCGGTGCAATGGAATTGGCTGACGCGGCTGATATCACGTCCACAGTTCTGCGTGGTTTTGGATTGCAGGCCACTGAGGCCACCAACGTGGCAGATGTACTTGCAAAGGCGGCTGCAAGTTCAAATACCAGTGTTCAGGAAATGGGTGAGGGGTTCAAGTTTGTTGGCCCTGTTGCCAGTGCCATGGGCATCAGCATTGAGGAAACAGCGGCGGCATTGTCTGTGCTGTCTGATGCTGGTCTGAAAGGTTCCTTGGCCGGTACTGGTTTACGGCAGGCGCTGGTCAAACTGGGACCAGAGATCATTGCACAGGGCGGATTGTTGCCAGCCCTGAAAGCTCTGGATTCTGAAGGCATTGCAGCTGTCACTGCGGCCATGACTGATTTGGGAGCCAGAGCCGGTACAGCCGCCATTGCCCTGGCAAACAACACTGGGCGGGCGGAAGAGCTGCGGACGGCATACGAAAACAGCGGCGGAGCAGCACAGGAAATGGCTGACACGATGATGTCAGGTGTGACTGGTGCAGGGCTGTCTGTTCAATCAGCGTTTGAGGCTGTCATAAACGCAACAGGAAAAGCCTTTGGACCCTTCACCATTGGCCTGTTGGAAGGTGTTGCAAATGCTCTACGGATTGCCTCAGTCTTTGCCTCAGACCTTGGAAAGCGCTTTGGGTTGACAGAACAAAACGGGCGGCAGGCGTTCAACGGCATCATCAATGTTTTGGAAACTGTGGCCATTGCCGGTTCCCATGTGGTTGATGTTTTCAAAGCTGGTTTCCTTGGGGTCCGCATTGTGATTGGTTCAGTTCTTACAGCAATCACGGCAGGAATCAGAAAACTTTTGGAGTTGGCAGCAGCCGCATCCGATTTGGTAGGTGCAACAGAAACCGCTGAGAGTCTTAGAAGCGGCGCAACATTTGCCAAAGACATGGAGGAATCATTTGCAGATCAAGTGATATCTGATGTTGATGCCATCGGCGGGCTGTTTGAGGCCAAAGAGGTGAAAGGATTTTTCAGCGGATTGCGTGAGGTGCTTGAAGGTACTGAGGTTCAGATAAAAGAACCTGACCAGCTAAAAATGCCTGACAGTATCCAGATGCCCGAACAGCCGCAAACACCAACGGCAACCAAAGCAGTTGAGGAAACACCCAAGGCTGTTGAGGATTTGGGCCAGAAATTTGATTCCACCCTGGGTTCAATTGACACAGTTTTGGGTGCTATTAAAGTGGACGCTGGTGCAGCCAAAAAGGATTCAGACAACCTACAAATCATTGCCAATTCAACCAAGACCCTAGCCGAACGTGGAAGCCAAGTTGGAGTGTTCACCTAATGCCTCTGAAATCAGTTGAAGTAAATAGAACATTTGAAAACACGGAACAGGGATTCAGCGGAACCCGTGAGTTTTTGGTTTTCAGTGACAGAACAGCCGATGTGGCTTTCACCTTATCTGAAGCCCAGCAGGCCACAGGTGTGAGGATGAATCAGGAGGACTTTATTTTTGGCCCTCGGATGATCCCCAGGGAGGTTTCAGTTGAAACCAATTTGGAAGGGGTAAATGAACACAAAGTAAAATTCAAATATGAACCAGCGCCAAATGGTGTCCCAACCCCGGGTGGCGGTGGCGGTGGTGGTGGTGATACGGGAAGCGGACCCTCCGAACCAGATTATGTTGATTTCAGCGTGACCGCCAGGACTGTCACCTCGGACGCATATAGGGAAATCAGATCCAGACCGGGAACAGACAGCATTGAAGAGGACATTGTGGGGACTCCAATAGATTCGGCTGGTGAACCTGTAACCAAGCTTTTGAATCAGTTGGATGTACAGCTGACCATCAAATCATCCAGCTACAGAAACATTCCATTGTCAAGGATCAGATCATGTTTAGGAACCAGAAATGCACGGGGGTTTTTGGGGTTTCCTAAGGGGCATCTTCTCCTTACGGGGTGCCAGGTCAACCGGGATGGTTTTAGCAACTTCAACACAACCATAACCATGACGTATGACGAATTGGCACACAGACGGCAAGTGCCACAAAGAAACGTGAATGGTGATGTCATACTAAAAGACAATGGGGAAGCTGATTCCCCAAAACACCAAGCGGCAGTGGTTCATTTGATTCAACCATTTAGCCAGGAAACAGTATTCCAGAGGATAGGAATTCCAGATTTGAAAATTGGCTGACACCAGGAGGGAGATTCATCTATGCCATCTGAATACCCACGAATTACGAACGGTTTAGGCAAGTTCACCCCAGAGGTGTTCAACCGTTTGATGTTGATGCTGCAAGACTTTGAAGAGAAAAGCGGAGATCCAATCCCCAAATCACGGAAGGGAATGCAAGGCAGAAAAACCTTCATTGGAAAAATCACCCACGAAGGAACATTGCCTGGGAAAACTAACCAGTTCAAATACAAGGTTTCAGAAGTCACCCCAGACGATTTCACAGCCTCAACTGGAAATTTCACGTACGTTGCCGTTGCTGGTGGCATATCCGACATGCCAGCATTCAACACTGTTGAATCAGAAAATACAGCGGATTTTGCTGGGCCGGGTGTAGATTTATCAGCCGCTGATTTTCCATCAGGGATGTCATTGCAAGAAGTGAAAACAAACACCATTGCCATTTGCCATATTGCAACGGATCAAAATGGATTGCAGGTTGCGTTGTTCACCATTGCCAATGCTATTGACGGCAGCTGTTCATGAGTTTCAACAAAAAACGCGCGTGCTGTTGCAATCAACAACCCAGCAGCGGAAGACATTTTTTTGAGGTCATTTCCAAAGTACCGATTGCAAGCAATGAAAAGTTGAGCAGCAAGACAACATCTTTTTGGTTTGAAGCTGATATGAACATTGGTTCAAACGGTTTTCCAGATCCTCCAACTCAGGTTATTTGGGAACGGGAGGTAAGTGATTTTCCAAACGCAAATACAAACCTCACTGGTGATTTGACTTGGGCAGACTTTGTTGGCGGCGTGGGCGCTATTGTTTACATCCCCAGAGGTACACGGCTAGAGGTGATGGATGGGGCCGATCAAGACACTTTTGATTTGGATGGAACAATTTCAGGTCTGTTGAGAAAACGCGGTTGGTACATAACCACAACCACCAGAATTTTGACGGATGATGCCTGGGAAAGTTTGAATGAAACGAAGGTGATTTGTCCGTTGCCGTCAGTCTCCAACACAGCTGACCCCAATCTTGCAATCAACGCCTTTGGAGGTCCTCCAGGTTGGTTTTTTGGAAGCTCCCAGTATGACGCGTCACCAGCCATTGGTCCGTTCACGTTCAACAACTTACAATGGGAAGTTCACCCAAAGGTTTTGTGTAATCAGCCGTATAGTGATGGAGAGTATTTTGATTTCACAGCAAACTTTCCAGCCACCCAACAGATTTCTGCCTCCGGCAGTTTGCCTATAGCCTACAAAACTAGCAGTTGGTTTCCAGGAGATCCCCCCGGTGTCAATTGGGCTGTTGCAAATGTTGGGATCAGTGCCAGCTGGACCCTGACAAAAACCGATGAATTTTTCGGGGGATTTTCTGGCCCCAAAACAATCACATATTTGCAAACTTCCCCCGACCCGAGCGGAGACATGCCAACTATTGGGAGCGCTACCGTTGGTGGCCGTACCATAGAAGTCAAACAGCCCAGGTTGAATTTGAGGGGGGCATTCAACACAGATATTGGTGGCCCACTCCCGTTTGGGTTTTCCTGCAAAACCAACGTAGCTTCAAACCATTGCAGCTGTTCCAGCGTGATTGGTTGGAACATGGACGGCAACAGGTTGGCGTGCAGATTTTGTGACCCAAACGAAGATTCAGTAGGTGCTTTCCCTGTTGGATGCAGCCCAGCCAACTATGACGGTTCAGTCCTTAGCAAAAAAAACTTTTTTGCAATTGGTGCCGGTTTGTCAACTGAGCAGGGAGTCAACACATTTGGCCAAGATATTGTGAACACGCCATCAAATTTCCCCAGTCAGCCGGTTCCCATGTACCCAAGGGCAAACGTGATTGGTGGCATTTGGGCATCTTCACTAGTCACCTGGGGGGAGGCCACAGGTAGCACGGTGAGTTTCAGCATTCAAGCCCCATCTGGTCTGGGGTTAAATAGCTTCAAACAAAGTTTGCCCAGCCAATCATGCCCAGGCCCAATCAGTTTCTATGCAAATGAAACCGTTACGCCCTTCCCAACTAGCGGCAACCTTGTAATCCAGGGTACAGACATCAACAGTGCTATTTGGACAATGGTGAGCTAACGTCATTCCGAAGGATTAAACATGGCAACAGTAGAATGGACAGGGGCAACTAGCGGGGACTGGAACACCACCACCAATTGGTCAACCGGGGCGTTGCCAGTTGCCAGTGATGATGTGATTTTCAACACCAGCAGCCGTGATGTGACCATTTCCAGCAGTGTGGCCAGCATTACCTATGGGAGCCTGAAGATTTTGGATGGCTTCACGGGTAGCCTGGGCGTTGCTGGAACCAAGCTAGAGGTGAACGCCACCACCCTGCTGATTGCCACGGACAGGCCCAACATTCACCTGGATGGGGACTACACCACGGCGGTGATTTCAGATATTCGGGCAGGGACAGCCGCCAGCCCCAACGTGACATTTGGGACCAGTTCCAGTTTCACGACCCTAAGAATTACCGGGGGCAAAGGGGCCGTGGAGGTGGCATCAGCAGGGATTCCAACCATTCAAATGTTGAGGGCTGAAGATGCCGTATTGTCCATCCTCTCAACAGCTTCAAGCGTTGCAACCATTCTGATGGATTCTGGTGAAATCACAACCGCTGAAACCATCACAACCGCTGATGTTTCCGGGGGTAGATTGGTCTTGACTGGCTCAGCAGGTGCCCCCACTGTGAATCTGAACGGGTCTGG